GGTGTCATGGACGCTTGAACGGCAGTAAGTCTCTTAGTTTCTGCATCAAACGCTTTAATAGTGGCTTCAAATTCTTTACGTTGGAGATCTTGAGCTTCCATTGATTTATTAACATTTTGTAACATCCCTTGTAATTGGTCGAGTTCTTGGCCCATTGCTTGAATCTGTTGTTCAGCAGCCTGTAGCTCAGGGGGTTTATCGTCGTCTTGCATTAATTTTGGATCAATTGTTTTAGCAAAGCGTTTTGCCATTTCTTGTGCGCCAGGCCAATCCATATTCTTAACGAACAGATCGCCAGCTACCGACCAAAGTTGCGGATTGCCTTGCAACAGTTGGCTCATTGCATCTAATGCCTCTTGGCGCTTAGTCATGTAGCTTGGGCCAGTAGTAACAACTACATCGTATGTACCAACGCTAGGGTTATAGACTTTTTCGATTACCATGCCCTGCTCATCAATGATTTTCTTGACGGCTTCAGGTTGCATTGGGTTAATCTTCACCATATCGACTTCACCATCTAAGCCTACAATCCTTGCAATACGCTCGGTATCATAGATTTTAGGGATCATATCGACTAGTTGTCGAGTTACATGGCGAATAGCCCTAGATAGATTATCAACATAGTGATAAGTACCTGTGTCGCCTTGTTTCTCTCTTGCCAGGATAGCCCGACCTGAGCGTTCGTTGCTTGTGGCACCTAAGCTCGAGTCGTATTGGCCTGTGGTAGATTTAATGTCATCGGATGCGCCAGCTTTTGCTTGCAATAGCCCACTCGATGCCATTGGCGGTTGGGCGCGTTGCGGTAATGGCAATACTGCGCCTGCGCCGTCCGTTACATCTGGGTTAATTTCTAAATAAGGCCAGTTGGTTGTATTAGCCGTTTTCCAATTCTGCTCATAGCCTTCAAACTGACCGCCGTAACCAATAAACGGTGCTTTTGGTGCCAAGGCCAACATTTCAGCTTCTTGGCTAACCCAGTAATTATACATTCTTTGGGCATCTTTAGCGTTTCGAACCAAGCCCGATACATACAGACGACCATCAACTTCAAATTCGTTACCAACTACCCGAATGACAGGAATAAACTTGCCTGCCCATTCTCTTTCTTCTAGGACTTCAAAGCCGTTGGTTTTCATCCACATGACTTTTTTAACATCGACCATCCGACTCTTGATTGGCTTTAAACCCATCATCTTCATCTGCTTATCTTCAGGTGAGCCGTCAAAATGGCTCATATTGCCTGGGTACAGATTCAGTTTAGTTGGTGTATGTTTGTAATAGAAGTATTCAGCTATACGGATTGTGTTTTCGTTTATCCATTGGCTAAGTGAGGAGTCACCTACACCTTGCGCTAGCATGGATGAGATGGGCGCAGCGTCTGGGAACTCTCTTTCGTATTCGTCTTTTTGTATATCTTCTGTAATAAAGCAGTATTCTGCGTCTGATCCGCATGGGTCTTGAATTAATGGATCCATGTAAACGCTAAAAGCGTTACGGATTCTGCCAATACGGATGTCTTGATCAAAAGTTGCATCGTTTAAATATTCCGTCAAAATACGGATATAACCTTCACCGTAGGTGACTTGATTATCGCAAGCCGTATCATAGGCTACATCCGCATCAGAGATGTACTCTATATGACGCACCATGCCATCAAAGATTTCAGCAACTTCAACGTCGCCTTTATCATCCGCAGGGATTACCTTCCCAGAGGGTCGATTTTGACGTTGTTCGTTAGTAACTTGCCTGACGTGTTGAGGCAGTTTGTTAATAGTGAGGCAAGGTCTAGCGTTGATGGTCTGTCCTTGAACAGATCCTCTAGTTGCCAATACGTCAGCAGGCCATTGCCATTGATTATCTGGAGAACCAGCCATAAATCGAAGGTCATCTAGTTCATCTTCGCGGGATTCGCTATACGCCGACAACGCTGTTGTAAAGCGTGAGCGCATCGTAGATAACTTATCCTTTGGATCTTCATTGGTTGTTGGGTTGCTACCGACGTCGGCTACTTTACCGACAAGGTTCATGTTTGTTTGGTCGTATGCCATTATTTTTTCATCTTGCCTGCTGGTTTAGCTGCGCTGCGCTTGGTAGCATACGCTATCGCTACCGCTTGTTTGACAGGTTTGCCTGCTTTTATTTCGGCTTTAACATTCTCTCGAAATGCTTTAGGACTAGCTGATTTTTTTAACGGCATGATTATTTCTTCTTTGCAGTTTTAGCTGAATCTTTAAAATCTTTGGCAGTTGGCGCGCCTTTACTACCCACTTTGCGCATTTTTTCTTTAGATCCTGCTTCTATTCTTGCACGTTTAGCTAGAATATTAGCATATAGTCCAGGTTTAGTTGCCATTTAATTCTCCTTTAGCAGTTCCAATTTTTAAGTGCAGCTTTAGCGCGTGGGGCGTCGCCTTTAGCGTTTTTAACAACTCCTGACATTCTCGCACAAAACGATGCTTTTCTACCAGCATCTGCTTTTGTTTTCGGATTCGGTGCAGGTGCTTTCAAATTACTGTTGTTTTTTGCATTGTACTCGGCGCGCCCTTTGGCGGTCATCCCCGCACCCTTATCAGTTGGGTTATAGTTCTTACCCTTACCCGTGGTCGTGCGAGCTATTGGTTTGTCGTGTTTAGTAGCCATTATGACCCCATCCAAGAATTAGAGACTGCACCTTGATTCTGGTACGTATTCTTTCGGATTATACCCTTATATTCCCGATGTGCAACAGGAAACGCAAAAGTCAATGCAATAGCGTCCGCTGCGTCAGGTGACGCCAGTCCTCTTGACCTCATGTCTTTCTTTGATTCCAAGAATATGCTTCCCTTGCTATCAGGCTTCATCATGGGCGAGATCAAATCACTTTTCAAGTACCGATCCGTAGGCACGCTCGCTGACTTGAGCCATTCTCGCATATCGCCCCACATCTCCGCCCGTTTGTTACCATACATCATACTGTTCTTTGCTTTGTTCCCGAAGTTAACACCTTTGATCTTGTAGCGTTGTTCTTTTAGCCGATCCACTACACCAGCTCCTAGCCCACCTTCGTCGATGTTGACTAGCGTCGGCTGATATTCCTCAATAGCTTCGATCACCCGCCCAACTGTTTCCATAGTATCGTCACCCTTGTGCCTCTTGATGGCTATGACATCCCGCCCTTGCCTAACAGCGATGACGGTTGAGTCCGAGCCAAACCGTGCAGGGTCAACCCCAATGATGATGGGCGCGGTATTATCCTTGTACTTTTCCCGTTGCATGGCTTCTTCGACTGTGTTGACGCTAATGAACTGATCATCGGACGCGTTCGGAAACAGACCGTACACTTCGACGTGGGCTTGCACCGAGTCCGAGCCGTACTCAGCGATGATCTGCTCATACACGTTCTTGTCTGTACCTTCGACTTGGCGCGAGTCAATGTTGCGGTTTTTCCAAAACTCTCGCTTGGAGTGGAACGCCTCATAAAAATACCCGCTATTGCGTCGTGGGTTGCTAAACGCCATCCAAAACCTGTTGGGTGTGTTTTCCGTGAAGAACCCAGATGTCACCGCCCAAATAGAATCATCAATACCCGACGCCTCATCGAATATAACCATTACCCCGTCGTAGTTGTGAACCCCTGCGTAAGCATCAGGATTCTCCGCCGACCAGAGCCGTCCTTCAACACCCCAATACCGCGTGCCTTTTTTCAAATCCCGTTCGACTAGCTCAGTCAACCATTTGGCTGGCATCACTCTGGTTGCGCTTACCTCAAACCAATGACTGTTGATGGACATACTGAGCCACTTAGTTATCTCCGCCCAGGTGACTGAGCGCAGCTGCGATTCCGAGTTAGCCGACACGATGACGGTTGCGCCTATTCTGGTGGATAACATCCAATGTTCTAGCCATGAGACTAGCGCCGACTTACCAATTCCACGCCCAGACGCTACCGCTTCTCGCAATACATTAAAGTCCAGCTTGCCTTGGTTCTGCTTAATATGTTCGGCTATGTCCAGTAAGATCTCACGTTGCCATTTTCTAGGCCCTGTAAAATTCTCCAGCGGCGTACCCTGTTGCGCCCAGGGATAACAATACATCACAAACGCCAATGGATTGTCCTTGATTGCAGGACTCCACAGGCGTGACATTAACTCTTGTTCGTCTTGCGCTGAGTAGATGGTGGATTGCATTAATCAAATTCTTTGCTAAAACGCACATTCCCACCGTACATTCGTTGCGGCATTGTTTGCGCGCCCATGTTGCCTGACACATCTAGCCTACCACCCAAGAACGGCATACCATATCCACCTTCATACATATTGGGCATATACTTAATTGACCCGTTTGGCATCTGTACCGCTATACCCGTTGCGCCGACACGTGCCATGCCTGGGCCAAGTGGTGTACTTCCGCGCAGTTGCCCCAATAATGCCTGTGGCATATTCATCGGCCCTTGGTTGTAAATGTTAGTTCCTTGCGGTACATCTTGCATTAACTGTTGCGCTCGCTCATCTCGAATTGACGTATTAAACTGAGGCGGCGGTTGCGGCGTAAACAAATTTAAATCAACATCTGGGTTATAGCGTAGTGGTATGTTGGTTGCTGGCAAGAACTGACGCTCGCCACCGTACGGCGCAACATTCGGATTGCTCGATCTGGTTTCAGGCCCCATTATCTCTTGCATCATTAGCGCATTACGCAACTCATTACTTACACTAGGGTAACGATCATTTGAATCATCGTTAAACAACATCTTGCTTAACGAATTAACATTCTGTCTTTTATCCGCCATTACGCCACCTTTTGTTTGAGTTGAGGTTTCACGTGGAGCATTTCGGTATTATCCACTTGTTTGAACACGCCTTCGATGACGCGCTGTTGCGCTTGTTCGAGTGCGGCTGTAATTGAGATGCGTTGCTCAACATCTATTGACAGTTGTTGTTTAGCTACCCAGCCATGCTGGTGCTTGAGAATTTCTAGCGCAGCTTTAGCGTCGCCATCGGCTGCGGCTTTGTGCAGTATCGCTGATAACTCCATCTCGCCATCGGCTTTGCCTTTTTGTTCAGCATACTCCGCAATGGGATCTAGTTGCGTAAGCTGTCGGTATTCGGTAGGGCGCATCCCCGCAGCAAGGGCAAGTGTGTCGCCTTTGAGTCCTAACTTGGCAGCATCGTATATGCGTTGCAATCTAGCCTCGGTAGCTTCTAGCTTGCGTGGCTCATACACATAGGAATGAAAGTTATCAAACATGGTGGAATCTTATCATAGATTTTTTGGCAGTTTGTAAAAAAAATAAAAAGTTTGAGCAAACGCTCCGCCGCCATAGGGCCGTTCGGCTTGGCCCTACCCCCCCCATGCTAAAAGTTTTTGCCCTATGGTTAGTAAGCCTTAACTAACATGGTGTTTGTCTCATGTTTGACAAACAAACAAAAACCAGACACATACAGACAAACATAATCCGTTGTGGGTTATGTGGGTAGTGTGGACATAATGTTTTAAGTAGGTATTTATATAGTCTAGATAATTATTATGTGGGTTATGTGGACATTATGTTTTAGGGTTATCCACATTACCCACACTTTAGGGAAAGGGAAAAGTGTGGACAAATGGACAATGTGGACATGGTGTTTTAAATCGCACGAATAGCTGGTAACGCTGTCGTGCATACAGCGATCCAGACACATGCCCATACATCAAAAATCAATCTACTAGCATATAGACTTCATAGTTATCCACATTACCCACAAACTAGGTTTTATATATCTCTCAAACCCATTTCTCTATACCCACATTAAACCCACATTCAGTCCACAACATATCCACAAAACAACAAAACCACGCAAGCACAACAATTTTTGTTACAATCATAGAAGTAACACAGCAGTAAAAATTCACTAATCTAAACTAAAGTAAGAAAGGCAACAAATGCACAACATACTGTATTTAAGAAAAAATCATAATCATTCTCTTAGTGCAATAAGAGAAAAGATTAGATGTAATTTAAACCCACGCCAATACTATCAATCAAACAACGAAGCTATTTATCGTGGTCTTGATCTAGTAGGTCGAATAGCTAGACGATCAGTTTTGGTCGACTTTGGGAAGATGTTTAACAGTCTTAAAAAAGATGGTAGTTACGAAGCCGCATTAGAAGTTTGTGGTTATTTAAATGACAATAGATGGCTCAGAAATACTAAGAATTGGAATGACACTTTAAGTGAACATTTTGATGGGTATTACTTTGAATGTAACGATTGTGGGCATTTGGACAGCGACAATGAAGCACACAATGTCAATGATGATTATTCAGTCTGTGATAATTGTCGACATAACTATTATTGGTCTGATCGTAATAATAACTATCAAGATAATACGGATGACGAAGATGACGATAGGGAACATGAGCATATTGGTAGCTATCATTCATCAAAACGAAGACTAGGGCATATCCCATCCAGCTTTGATCAACGAAGCCCTAGGGTTCTCTTAGGTCTGGAATTAGAGATGGAATGCAAGCATGAAGATTATGATAAGGATAGTAGGGCAGGACACTTGCTGGATGCTATTGGTAGCTATCGTGGGCAGACTTATGCCTTATGCGAAGAGGATGGTTCTCTGGATGATGGGTTTGAGATGGTGACAGGGTATACAGGTCTGGATGTGCATAAAGATCAGCTACAGTTTTTTAAGCATACTTTCAAGGGAATGGCATCCCACAATACTGAAACATGTGGACTTCATGTGCATATCTGCAAGTCGAATATGTCTACCCTACATGGTGCGAAGATGGTGTTTTTTATCAATGATACAAACAACTACCAGCTGATCAAAGCAGTAGCAAGAAGAGATGCTAGTTATGGAAAAATTAAAGATAAAAAGTCTGATACTTCATGGTTAAAAGATGTGGTTAGACATAAAAAAGATAAACATAGTCAACTTAGGGGTTTGAATAGTGATCGTTATGAAGCATTGAATTTTAATAACGATAAAACCATTGAATTCAGATTATTTAAGGGTTCTTTAAAGTATGAGACGATCATGGCATGTTTAGAGTTTACTTACGCCACATGGCATTTTTGTAAGGATGCTGGTATAGATCAACTCACAACTGAACAGTTTATTCAGTTTATTTGTATGCCACAAAACAAGTCTGATACTCGATTTTTAAGGGTTTATCTTAAAAACAAGGGTTTTGATATGGTTTGTGGGATGCCTACAGTATGTCCAGACCATCTAAGAAAAGTAGCTTAATCAATAAACAAGGAAAACATAAAATATGTGCTTATTAATAACTCAAACAAACAAAACTCCAGTTTTACATACAGACTGGTTAGAAGACTTCTATAGTTTTAATAGTGATGGTGTAGGCGTGATGTATGTGGACAAGGGTAATATTGTTGTCAAAAAATTGTTGCCTAAAACTGATCAAGACCTAGTAAATTTTTACAATCAAAATATCAAGGGTAAAAATTGTGCATGGCATCTTCGCATGAGAACACATGGCAACATTGATCTTGACAACTGTCATCCATATCCAGTCCTTAATAAAAAAGAACATGGTCTGGATATGTGGCTTATGCACAATGGCATTTTGTCAACGGGTAATAAAGCCAATCCAAACAAGTCTGATACATGGCACTACATCAATGATTATCTAAAACCCATGTTATGTAAAAATCCAGACTTTGCATTCCATCCAGCTTTCAAGCTGATCGTGGCAGATCATATTGGTAAGTCTAATAAATTTGTCTTGATGGATGGTGCTGGTCGCATGGCAACAATCAATAAAGATAGTGGCGTGTATTGGTCTGGTATGTGGTTATCCAATACATATGCATGGTCTGCGTCAACTTCAGCATCTAAGAAGCCTATCACTGATAAAAAGAAGATCGCTAAACAAGCATTAGAGAAGCCTGTAATTCACAGATATGCCCTAGATAATAATTATGGAATTCGTGGCAACAACTTCAGCACAGCATGGATGGATGATGGTGATATCAGTTATTACGAAGACGAAATAGAACAACTATTGATGGACTTTGAAGACTATGGATTTTTGAGTGCGGCAGATATCAATCCAGCTGTGATCACAGACTTTATTAATGAGTTTAGTTTTACTTGTTTTACTGATATCGCCTACATGGTCTTAGATCAATCCATTAATGAAGACTGGTTTATTAAGTGCATGCGTAACCACGATCACGCCAGACAAGCGTTCCCATGGTTAGATCGTGTATCTGGTAATTCAGAGACATACGATAGACATGGCGTAAATACTCAAAACTCTTTTAACTCTATTAAGGTGATCGCATGAAGACATTAATTGATTATTTACTAGGTGCAATATTCAGCGTATTAATGGGTTTAGTTTTAGCATCAATTTGGATTTATGCGAAAGGATGGTATTAAATGATTATTACAATAGCTGTATTGTGTATAGTGGCTTTGATGGTTGCCTTATTCGATCTGTAAACTAACACTATTCCAGCATCAATTCAGCCCCCTAGAAATAGGGGGTTTTTTTTATCCTATAGCTACCCATTACCCATGTAATAAAACTTGTTACAAGTGGCTTAAATAGGTTTTAAATGGCATCCACTATTTTTAGGCATCCAGCTGGTATAGGATTTTTTACAGCTGGATTTATGTTAGTTAGGACTTACAAATTTTTGACTTTTTTTGCAGCAATTTTTTACTGATTATTTATGCAGCATATTTTTTATAAGAATTTTGATGGTTTTGTGGGGACGCTTTTTTCGATTCGGTCTGGAGACGCTATTTTCGATTCGGTTTGAAACTAACGTGGGGGACGCTTTTTTCGATTCCGTTCCACCACGCTATTTTCGACTCTATCAAAACGGCACATCTTGAGACACAAGCGGACTATCCTCAAGCGCTCGCCTTAACTCTGACTTACTCAAGATATACGCTAACTCAGGTGCAGCAAAGATGTGCTTTTTCGTGTCAAAATCTCTAGACTTGATGCGCCCACAATCTACCCAACCTGCTTCTTTCAGGGCATGTAACAAAGCAGCTTGCGGTACTTTGACATTACTAGGCGCTGATCCAGCTAGACGATCACACAACGAATGTAATGGCGAACCAATTACACCCTTGGCAAACTCACCTTTACGAGCGCGTAACATTTCAACTAAGAACGACTCGGCTATGCTCATGCCATGCTCAACCAAGTTGGCTTTGAACTCAGTCATGGCAGGCGGTGCTGATGGATTGAATTGACTAATATCACGGGCGTGTAACCACGCTGCAATCGACTTGAAACCACCATGTCGATACCAATCCCACATCTGCTTGGCTTCGGTTGGATCCATGCGAGCAGCTGCTGACCACACGCAAAACCAACGCCTATCTTGTGAATCAAGTGAGATAGGTACAGGATCATTTGAGAACGCCAGGACAAATAGTCTGTTAGCCATCATGTAAGGATGCAAGCCCTTGCGGTTGATCGGTAGCATCTCAGGCGGTGCAGCAATGATTGGCTTGAGTTGATTGGCTAACTGTCTGCGAGTTGCAGCGTCGGGTTCTTTTAACTCATTAATTAATAAAATTTCAGACTCTAATTGATAACCCCATTGACTGTTAATGGAGTTGTTATCCATGATGCCACGATTCCTCGAATGACTACCACAAACTGCCCAAATAAACGGCGCCCACATGGTGTCTTTGCCGCTACCTTGATCGCCACCATGCAAGACAGCGTGGTTAATCTTAGTCTCAGGATGTTGCACTTTGAACGCCATGATGTTCAAAACATGCTCAAGTTCTTCAGGTTCAGGAACGAGCTTTTGACAATGTTCCATCCACATACTAATATCGCCAACAACTGCATCAGACACGTTAGGCCGAGCATCACGCCATCTGTTACCATATAGATCACCATCACGGGTTACAATCACGGATTCACCAGCTGCGTAAGTGATGCCAACTAATGCCTTGGCACCTGATGATTGTCTGTTTTGGTCAAAACAAATAGATGCTTCAACTCTGGTGTTCGGTGCATGGATTGACATACATTTGATATGACGGAATAGCGCGTTAAAAGTCTGTCTTGACACTTCGCGTCTGTCTTGCATATCAAAATAGGATTCGTCATCCTGCACATAGGCAAAACGCTCATACCACTTGGACTTCTCAACACGCCCTAACTCTTTACGCTCAACTTCGGCAATCTTAGCGTCAGCGTCATCGGTAAACATATCGGACGGGGTAATCTTAGCCAACGCTACGGTCATCGCCTCGGCGATCAATTGGTCACGCAGGCCGTGGGTAACTTTAGGGCCACCATTGGCAGCAACCCAATCAAGAAATGTTTGACTGCCGAAATCGACACAATGCGAGTGTAGACAACAATAAGAACGATCTAGGGGTTTGTACCGACCTTCGGGGTTGCCATCGGTATGCTCGGCGTTGTTAGGGCAAGTGACTGAAAGCCACCCTTCGCCGTTGATCTTCGACAATACCATGCCTTGATCATTCAGCCATGATAACACATCATCGCCACCATTGTCGGCGAGTCTAATCGGTGCGTAATGATTCGTATCGGCAGGGGCGGGTGTTACACCTAGCGCCGTGCAGATTTCCTCTAGCGTGTAGTCACGCTCAGGGTGGAACTCAACTAGCTTGGCTTCGAAGTTATCACGCCCAGGCTTTAGGTTAATCGAGCCTGGCAGACGCACATTGCGAACTGCATTAGTAGCGCCTGCATCGGTGTAATTTGCGGCTGCAATGGCTTTGACTGCTGCCGTGAACTCACCCTTAGTCGGTTGCTCCGAGAAAGCATATCCGTACTGAAAATTAGCAGGACTAGTCTCAAGAATCCATGTCGGTGCAAGGGGCGGTGTTTTCGACTTCGTACCGATGTCATCTAACATCATAAACAATACAAACTCGCAGTTGGCTGCGGACGCTGATACGCGTCCATCCTCAAAGCGGTCTATGATAAACGACGCCGTATTGATATACCACGCCTCACCAGCACGCATCTTCTGGCTAGGCAAGTACGCAGGCCATGTGCATTTAATAGCACCATCGGCATGCAACTGTAATTCGCCATTCTTCAACTGTGGCTTTTGGCGCACAATCAAGGCAGTCTCGCCCTCTGGCGCTAAATTCGTGATAAACTCTAAAAAGTTGTGCATTGTGTTTCCTTCCGTGAATGAGTTGCCCCTAGCCGAAAACTAGGGGTTTTTTTTACTTTCCATACCTTGTCATAATGCTTGCCTCTACGTCTAAGGGTAACCCCTCTGCCCATGCGGGTGGGGTACACATAACGTCTTTGATTATTTGTACTGCTATTTCGGGTGTTGCTGACTCGACCACAATTTCATCATGGACGTGAAGTACCACATCATCCAAGCCTCGCAAAGCGTGTCGCAGTAAGTCATTGGCGACTGCTTGTGTAATGTTTTCACAGGCGAGTCCTTTCCATAATCTTGCTCTTGGCCACTCTTTTGCGTCTGCTGCGGGTTTCCACGATGCTTTGGCATAACTGACTCCGTCTTGATCTAATCGGGCGAAAGGATAGCATAACACACGCCCACTTGGAAGTGCATACCACAAGTGTTGCCCATCAAATAAATAGGTTACTCGCCCTGCTCTAAACTCATGTCCTTTGTTACGCATCGCTCGCGTGTAAGCATTTTCAAGGTCTTGCCAGTACGGCACCGACCACGGATTTGCTAAACGCCACGCATTGACCATCCGTTTGGCTTCAGGTTCAGGTAACAAAATGCCGTACGCTCGACCCATTGCAGCGAAAGCTCCCACGCCACCTGCAAAGCCACACGCTAACTCTTGCACCTTGCCGATCTGCCGTTGCTCACTTGTGATCTGATCAACAGGTACATGGAACGTCGCACTAGCGTTAACCTTGTAAACATCCTCACCAGTACGGAAAAGGTCTAATTTCTTAATACCTGCTGGACAGTTGGATAGCCACGGATTAACCCGTGCTTCAACGGCTGCCCAGTCGGCAACGACTAATGATTTTCCCCGTTGGGGTATGAGGGCAGGTCTGAGCATGGACTTGAGAACATCCGTGATCCGCCTTCCAAAATGAGGGACAATTGCGTGGCCTCTAACCATTGCGGATCGTACAGCGTCGGGATCCTTAGCACACTTGCGTGTGAAGTTGTGGACTTGCGCTCCGTAACTGCTGGCTCTACCGGTGGCTGCTCCGCCTGCAAAGACAAATGCTCCACGGACTCTTTGATCTTCTTCATCTGCTAACTCCTTTAGTCTTTTAAATTTTGCGACACTAGACGCCCATAGGTCGTCCGCGCATTGGATAACATCAGCAACTTGCGGCGGTACTTCATCGGGATTTTCTTCAGCACACACAAGTAGATTAGCTCGAACTGTCTTGTCGATTGAGTATTTTTTGTCACCATCTTTGTAGTTTTCCATTAACTTCTTGGCCTGATCGCCAACTCTTGCAAGCACCCACTCGCGCATCCGTGGACTTCTCACGCTTAATATTTCACCATCTGTCAATTCTGCTACTAAATTTTCTATTTCTATCAGCTCCGCACTCGCATACTTGATTGCTGACTCGGCTAAGGGTTTATCCAATAGCACGCCACGATCATTAATCTTCTCATTTACATGATAGTCTAACAGCTCATCATCTGACAGTTGGCGCATAGCTTGACTAATCGCACGCATTGCTCGAACATCCTGCTCGCAATAGGCAACCATCTCAGCCATAAGCGTGACGTCATTGTTGAACGTACCATCGGCCTTGGGGATAGATAGTAAACGAATTAGTTGATTGCCACGGTGATCCTTACGCATATTCACGCTTGCGAATCTGCCCACGTCATCAAGCGAGCCTGGCGCACAGTTAGCACGAGCCTGCGTAGCTGTACAATAGAACTGTTCCGTAGTCGGTTCTGGGATTCCTTTGTCTGGGCAGAGGACGTACCACATAATCAAGCGCTCGAAGGCAGCGTTATGCGCCCGTATTTGACCGCCCGATACGATATGGTCAACGATCTGCCAAGGAAATTCTTGATCAGGTAGCCAAGACTGCACTTCCTCATCATCAAACGCATAGGATAGACACAATACAGACGTGCTGGCATCCCTTGCGTAATTGTAAACGCCACGGCTGGGTAGATCACAGCGTGAGCGTGTCTCAAAATCAATATATAGAATTGTCATAATAGGTGGGGCTAGTCGGTTTTCTTAGTTGTTCGACTTGTGTGTACTAGACTGAATACTTACAGACTAGCCCCATTTCTTTAGCTACGACGTCTACGAGCTGTCGCTACAGGTGCTGCTGATTCTACTTCAGGTGCAGGCCATAATACTTCGGGCGCATCGTCAGTAATACTATCTTTTGGTGCTTTGCTTGGCTCATCGGTCATACTCATCCAACTTGTAATTTTAAAAATTGGTGTGTAAATGCGACCATACGACTTGTGACTGTAATGCTCTTTCTCAAGAGTTACAATCGGTACAGGCAATTTCGGGTCTGTGTCTACTTGTGTAGCGATGGCAACTGCAAGGGCTTGTACAGAACGCTTACCGCCAACCGAAGTTGTGGTGTAGCGTACTTCCATGCCCTTATCTTCGCCACTTAAACACTTCATAGACATACCGACCTGAGTCTCCCAACCTTTACGAGCCATTGGAGGCGCTGCTTCTAACTCAGGTAATGGCTGAGATACTGATACCATCTTTTCGCCAAGCACCTCACCGTCACCCCATGCTATGAAACCATGCACGAATGAGAACGGATTGACTGCCCATGTTGAATCTTCTTCAACTTCGGTCTGATCTGCACCGAACACCCAATGACCTGTCTTGTCCATCTTGAGGATGACAACACCTGCTGCGCCAACATCGGTTTCTAAAGCTCGGAGTGCTGTCGATAATGAAGTGACTGAGGGTAGATTTGCTGCTGAAAACGTGGTTATGTTTGACATTAGTTTAGTTCCTATTGGATTTTAGAAAGGGCTGCAACAAGTTGCTTCCCGATTTGTACTACGGCTGGACGGGGATCATCTTCCCGTGCCAACGTGCTACCACTACTTACTGCTATTACTAAGTCGTCAGGCAGTTTATCACCTAACTTCTTGAGTACCTTTTCCGCAACTGCTGGTGTAATGAGTTTAGTCACATACAACTCAGCTTCGGGGATTACTTTTGCTAACACGTCTGCTGCTTGATCATCGTTTGCCCATTGGCGTGTAGCACGCTTATTGACTAACTTCCAACCAGGCACAGGCTTGTCTGCTTCTAACATCTGGTGCGCTAACGCTCGCAGATCAGTAATCCATTGTTCTAACAGATCACAATTCTTGAGATAGCCACCTATCATATCAGCGTTGAGGCTCACCAACTGCTCCTGTAGCGCACGCTCGACTGCGCCTGTCATCTTCGGGCAGATTGGTTTTGCAGCGCACCAACGACAATGCTCACCAGCGCTTAATCCAGCGTTCTTCTTCTGTGATTCTTTAACAGATGCAACTAAATTATTTTCAAAAATTTTGACACGCTCAACGGTTGTTACCCAACGCTTGACGCTTGGTGGCTGCACGATAACGCACTCAATTTCTGTTGCGCCATCAAACACCCATTTGACTGATTCGGTACGCATAGCTGCTGCTGCGTAAAATAAGAGCTGTTCGTTTTCTTCTACCCCCACGGCAACGCCATCGCCAAACTTCCAATCTAATACAATAGCCCGATTACCTATACGGCCTAGCAAGTCACATGAGCCAAACACATCAGGTAAGAAGTCACCAAAGCCGACTTCTGTTTCAACAGCGTATTCCATCTCTAGCTTAGGATCTATCTCGCCAAGTAAATCAAGGGCGACATGGAGTTTGTTGTCAATAAGTTCTTGCGTTAGCACTTGGTCTTGGTACTTCATACCAATTAAAGACTCAGGCGTTACGCCTTGGTCTAACACTTGTGATATTGCATTGTGGAGTAATGTACCTGAGTCAGCGTACACGCTGCTTGGTTTTGGTGGCATCTTAGCACATAAAGCAACAGAGCCTGGGCAACCCATAACCCTTTTAGCACTTGAGCCACCGACGATATTTGAATGTAGAGCCATTTTATTTTCCTTTACTTTAGTTGATTTGAGATTCTAATATAACACACAATTTAAAAGATGTGTTAAACTTTTTTACATGAATGAAAAAGAGATTGAATCTTATTTTAAATGGGCGGTAATGTCAATAGGCGGAAAGACTTATAAGTTTAGGTCAATCAACCAACGTGGCGTGTCAGATCAGATAGCGTGTCTACCCAACGGTGATACATGGTTTGTAGAATTAAAGACAAAGGGCGGTAAAGTGTCTGCCTTACAGAAATTTTTTCAGGAAGAAGTAACGGGGCTATCCCAAAAGTATGCGTGTTTATGGACAAAGGAGCAAATTGATGAATGGGTTAAGGTTACGCGACTACCAAGAGATAGCCGCTGATTTTTTGTACGAGCATGACCGTGCTATGATTCTTGCGCCTGTTGGCGCAGGTAAAACGGCGATTACGCTACGCGCCATGTACGATTGTTTGTACAACGGCGTTGTTACTAGATGGCTAGTCATTGCACCCAAACGTGTCTGCACCGATGTGTGGCCTGTTGAGCAGCCGAAATGGGCGCCTTTTATGAAGTTAGCCGTAGCTGTTGGCACACCCAAGCAACGCAAGGAAGCGTTTGAGTCTAAGGCGTTGGTTGTTGTAACTAACTACGATAACTTACAATCGTTGCCCGATGACATGGACTTCGACGGCATTGTGTTTGATGAGCTGACTAGGTTAAAAAATCCATCAGGCGCACGCTTCAAAGCCCTTAACAAAGTGATTGACCCCATCAAAATACGTTGGGGTTTGACAGGATCGTTTACTAGCAATGGCCTTGAGGATGTGTTTGGGCAATGTAAGATCATCGACCAACAGTTGTTAGGGCGGTCTAAAGGGGCGTTTATGCAAAAGTATTTTATTCTAATGAACAAAGACTTTGGCGAATGGGCGCCACGCAAGGGTGCGCTGCCTGAAGTGATGCAGACGATTAAACCTGCGACCTTTGTGTTAGATGCTGGCGAGTACGCTGATCAGTTGCCACCGCTACACATCGTAGAGATGCGCTGCGATATGGCTGACCGTAGCCACTATGAGAAGATGAAGAAGGACTTTGTTGTGCAATTCGGTAAAGAAAAAATTACGGCGGTTAGCGCAGCCGTAGTCACACAGAAGTTACAACAGATGTCGTCAGGGTTTGTTTACAGTACCGAAACAACGGCGTCCAATACACCTGGGCGCATGAACGTCACCCAGACGCCTATCTGGTTTAGCACCCATAAGTTTGATATGTTAGATGAGCTGTTAAGTGAAAACCAACGGGCGAATACGATTATTGTTTACAACTACGTTGAGGAGCTGGCAGAACTCAAGCGTAGGTATCCTAGCGCACAGACAATCAATGACCCACAGTCGATTGCCCGTTGGAACGCAGGCGAAATAGAACTGTTGTTAATTCACCCGCTATCAGCAGGGCATGGGCTAAACCTACAGCATGGCGGATGCAAGATGGTGTTTGTGTCTCTACCGTGGTCGCTAGAGTATTACGAGCAAACCATCGGTAGACTGCACCGAAGCGGTCAAAAGCATGATGTATGGGTTTACATCCTGATCACAACGAAAACGATTGAGGAGCGCATTTTGGGTGCCTTGAAAGATAAAAAGGCTTTATCGGAGATAGCTATGGAGGAGCTGACATGAACGAACAACAGTTGATTACTTTACTTGAGAGTGCCGAGGGTACGATTGCACGGCTGATGCTAGAAGTTAATCGGCTATCTAAAGAAGTTGAGTTGCGTGAGTTAACCGATGATGAGATAAAAGAAGTGTATGACCAGTATTTTGATGTTGATAATTTTGGTTGGCTACAACGTGAATGTATTAGAGAAATTTTACAGAAAGCGAAAGAGAAAAATGACTGAATCAATGGCGTATAGGTTTGAAAATGGCGATTTACCTAAACAATTATCGCGTGGAATATCAGACGAAGAAATAGAAGCGCTTGCTGGCTCTATCTTTACTGAAGATCAAACATATCAGTACAGCGATGTGTATAAGTTTGCAAGAGCAATACTAAAGAAAGCGAGTGAGAGATGACCCGTTACGTTTGCGTACATTGTAAGTCAAAGATACTAACCATACTGGTTAGATGTCCGTACTGTTATAAATAAGGAAAAGAAAGAATGAAAAGATTATTACAATACAAAGCCAAGCTGAAGGCGGCGATGGCTGAGGAAACGATTAGGGCGAGGCAGTACAACGCTGCGCTTAGATCGTTAAAGAAAATTACTGCTGAAACAATTGAACTACAAAGAAAGGTCGAACATGAAACCGCTAAGTTGGCGCAAGCTGCAAGCCGTACTGAATCAGCTCAATGAATCTCAGGTATTAATTATGTTGATTGAGGAGCGACGTGGCCTCAAGCGAGCATCTATTATGGAGCGTTTGCATATGCGCTACAATACTCTGCGCGTTAGCCGTGAACGTATAGAAATAATGAAGGAGGCGATAGCACCGTGATTACACAAGATCAAGTAAAAGACTTATTTGAATACCGTAAGGGCAAGTTGTATTGGAAAATTATCCCCGCGCGTAATATAAAAGCTAGCGGTATAGCTGGAAGTTTAAATTTTGGTGGTTATTTGCAAACAACAATTAAAAACAAACTTTATCTTAATCATCGCATCATTTTTTTAATGTTTCACGGATATTTACCTAAAGTTCTTGACCACATAGATGGTAACCGATTAAATAATCAAATAGAGAATTTAAGGGAAGCAACAGCAGCACAAAATCAACATAACTCAAAAAAACCGATTACTAATACTAGTGGGGTTAAATGCGTTTTTTGGCATAAACAAACAAAAAAATGGCAAGTTAAATTAAAAACTAATGGTGTTTCAAAATCTTTTGGTTTATACAACGATATTGAAGTTGCCAAGTTTATTGCCGAAACAATGCGATATAAATACCACGGCGCGTTTGCTAATCATGGGGGTGTTGAATGACCGAACCTGATTTTGTTTGTTGGTCACACGCTAACTTAGTTAAATTTGCAACAGAAGCGTATTCTCGGATTTTAGAGGATACTTATGAGATAGAATTATTAAAACAAGATTTGCGAACGGCTATCCAAGCCTATCGACAAGTCAATACAAGGAGCAATTATGAACAACACAGATAAGAATATGATTACGCAAATGATTCGAGCAGGGCGATTTACCCCTGATATATGCGAGTTATTACAACAAAAGCAAATTGAAGATTCTAAGAAGATGATTAAACAGATGGGCGAGAAGTATTGCTGCCACGCTATTAATGCACCGAAAAAGGGTGCATACTAATGGACGACGATTACGAAGAATATGCGCCTGTGCCACAGAACAACGAAGGCCACATGAGCCAGCAAGAAGTTGCAGATGAGTTAGGGCTTTCCCGTAGTCGAGTCAGCGAAATTGAAAGTATGGCGTTGCGGAAGTTTAAGTACCACTTGTTAAAGAAATACTCACTAGGAGACGTGATATGAGAACGGATGGAATAACTATTTTGGTATGTTTGTTTGGCATTATTGTCTGCACTTACCTAATTGCTTTTACAGAACTAACCCGCAGAGAAGAACGCCCTAGAGTTAGTTGCGATGTCATTATGGGTGGCTGGCACCCTGATATACCGCAGCGCTACGCACAGATGTGCTTTGAGGCGCGTCAGATGGCTAAACAGCAGTCACGCTAACATGGTTGAGGCAGATGTTTGTACGTCAGCTACACGCTTGAGCCATCCTTTGCCGTATGTTTGGAAGGTCGGCAACGACTTGTAGAACGCCTCTTTGCTGTTGCTGAACTTGTCTAGCAAATCTTTACCGTCTGCATCTTGGATTGCTTTCATGGTTGCAGGGCCAATAGAGCCGTCAGCAGTTACGCCAAGGGCTTTCTGTATCATCTTGCGAGCAGCGGCTGGCCCAGCATTAATAGCAAAATCAAACACGGCGTAATCCACGCCAGCAGGTAAATCATCACCTCGAACGGCATCCCAATAATCTCTTTTGTATAACGGTTTAACATCTTCTTTCTTTAACGCTTTCATATCATCTTGAGTTACTTTATGTCCTATATACTTTTCCCAGTTAGCCTGCGTACATCCCCACATGGTAGAACCCTTGCGACCATCGGGTAACTTATTGCCAGGGTCACGCTCATCATTAGTGAACCCACCCTCATGGGCGATGACCATATCAAAAGATTTATCCCAATTATTTAGCATTTTTTTTCATATCCATAATTTTTTCGAGCGTCCTACCTCCAAAATAAAACGACATAATTAACATACCCCACTGCCCAAGCAGCTCTACATAGTTGTTATTTACTTCAATATCCCAAGCGGACATCATAGCAAAGGTAGTGTAAGTCATTAGAATGAATACAAGCGTCATAGGGCGAATGTTCTTAGATAGCCAAGAGTCTGACATCATATCGGCTTGTAATCGTTTAGTCAGTTCTTGTTGCTCGTTCATGTCGGCTTGCAGTTGGGCTAACTCACCGTTTTGGGCTAAGGTTGCTAACTCCAACTGTGCCTTAGCCTTAGCCTCTGGGTCAGGGATTAGTTTATCAATTAACTTACCACCGATGTTTAGTATTGCATCAAGTCCTAACATTATTTCCTCTTTTCTCGTTCTTCAAGTAATTGCACCTTGACTTGCAGTTGATGGATGTCTTTATAAACTTCTTCTTTAAGTCTATGTCTCGCCTCGGCAGACAAGGGCGAGTCAGTCGGCACATTTTCTTTGGTAATTAGTGCTGGCATCTGTCCTTCAATCTTAGTCAGCCTTGTAGAAAAGTCTGATACCTGACCTAAAAGCCATGCCAAAGCCGCTACAATAATTGGCAGAACTGCTTTTAGGATGTCTTGAATGTTCATTTCTTATTCCAAAGTTCAAACAAAGTTTTTATTTTTTCTTCAAGAACAGACACTTTATTATCCATTTTGGCAAGAACAATCACCAACGTTACAAACCCCACAAGCAAAGGCCAA